CCTTGAATTCGCCCACGAAGTCGCCCGGCTGATATAGATCCATGGCGTACTGTCCGGGCGGGGTCGGAGTGGCGGTCGGTCCGGCCGGAGTCGGGGTCCCAGCCGGGGTGCCGTTCGCCGAAGCGGTCGCGGTCGGGCCTGCAATCGCCGACGGTGCGGGGCTGGCGGTGGCAAGCTCGGCGGTGGGCTGTATCCGCGCCCACGGCGTGACCAAGGGCGCGTAGCCGAAGCTCGCTCCCTTCAGCGCCTGGGTCGCCGTGTAGAGGCCGCCCGCGGCCAGGCAGGCCGTGACCGCCAGACCGAGCGCCATCTTCGGCACGCGCCCGCTGCCGCGGCCTGCGTACGCGCCCGCTGGCTGGCTCTCGGCCAGCCGTACCCGCACGCCTGGAGGCGTCCAGACGGGCACCGGCACGGGTCGGCCGATTCGGTCCATCCGCGGCGCTAGCGCCAGGGCGAGGATCACGAGCTTGACGCCCATCCCCATGGCGTATGCGGCCGGGATCGCCAGCAGACCGGCCCCCGGGGCAAGGTCCTGGGCGGTGATGAACAGGGCTATGAAGCCGGCGACGGAGGCCAGCGTGGGGATCAACGTGTTCTTGGTGGCGTAGATGGCACGAGCCAGGAGCTCGACCATGCTCTCGAGCGGGATCGAAATGGCGAACACTCCGACAAGCATCGTCGTGGTGCTCAGGTCCGCGGCGTCGAACGCCCCGCCGGCCAGGACGATTCGAACCGCGAGCCAGCCCAGCAGCAGCAGGCCCATGGCGGCGCCGGTAGATAGAACCGCAATCGTCGCCAGCGTCGTTCCGAATACCTTCCGAAAGGCGCGTCTGTCGCCCAGGTCGGCCGCGGCCGCGAGGGCGGGAAAGGCCGCGATCGCGAACTGGGCGCCGATGACGAGCTCGGGCATGGTCTGGAACTTGCGGGCGTAAGTGAGGTCTGTCAACGAGCCCGGCGCCAGGGTCGACGCGAGAGCGGTGAAGTAGAGCACGATCAGCGACGACTCGAGCGGCTGGCTCACCATCTTTGGGAGCATCAGCACGGCGAACTGCCGCAGACCCTTCGTCCGCAGGTTGAATCGCGGCCATGGCCGGAAGCCGGCCCGGAAGACACCGGCCAGGCGGACTGCCAGATAGGCGAACGCTCCTGCCACCGCGCCGACCGCCGCGCCGTAGATGCCCATCGCGTCGCCCAGCAAAAGGGTCCCGGCGATGATCCCGGCGGAGTACATGAGGGGCGCGATGGCGTAGGTGAGCCAGCGCTTCTCCGCGATCAGGACCTCGCCCAGGACCCAGGTGGCGGCGAAGACGATCTGGGTCACGCTCAGGATGCGGAACAGGCTGATGCACGTGTCACGTTGCCCGCCGGTGAATCCCGGTGCCACGAACGAGACGCACTGCGGCGCGAATACGAACATGATCCCGACCGCCACGGCCATGACCAGGACCGACAGCGTCAGGATCGTCCGGCCGAAGGCCAGGGCGTCCTGGCGGTCCTGGTCGCGGAGCCCCACGAACAGCGGCACGAAAGAGGCGATCATGCCGCCGACGACCAGGACCTCGAGCACGAACTGCGGTAGCACGAAGGCCGCGTTGAAGGCATCGGTGTCGGTCCCCGCGCCGAACTGGTGCGCCAGGGCCTTGGTTTCGAGCAGGCCCATGACGAAGCCGATGAAGGTGACGGACGCGAGGATCAGGGCGCCCCTCGGCAGTGCCGTCTCGAGGATCGCCCGGACGCGCGCCCGCAAGCTCCGTGCTTGAGGCTTGCCCGGGCGATCGGCTCGGCGCGAACCCACGACGACCGGCGGTTCGGCTCCCGAGGACACGCCGGGTCGACGCGTCAGCTCGTCCAAACGATCGCTCCTCCGTCTCCGTAGATCGGGCAGTGTGAGCCAGGGATCGAACAGCGCGCAAGCGCGCTGGCTGAGGTTGGCCGGTTGCGCTGAACGGACAACGACGATCGGCCGGCCAGGAGTGGGGCGCTGGATGCCGGTCTGGTCATTCTCTCCGGCCCGGACGGATCGTGCCTGCCGGGTCCGGCGCCGGCTGCTGCGCGAGCGGATGGCGGGCGCGGTCCGGTAGTCGAGCTCTTGACATGTCAATACCCCCCCGGGGTATACAAATGCTGGGAAATGGTGTATGAATCTGCCTGCAAAGGCCTGTCAAGACTTGACAGGCCCTTAGTCGTGTCAGGGTGGTCGGCCGATGGCCCGGGCGCCGCTCGAGCGGTGTCGGCGGACGGTCCATTCGGTCGGAGACGACGAATAGCGAACGTTCGGGGCGCGCCGGCCGTCTGATAAGCAGGAGATGCGTTTGGCTGTTGGGGTTGCCGCAGAAGTCAAGACCAAGCTGTCGGTCCTCGAGATCGTCGGCGAGCAGGTGCAGCTCAAGAAGGCCGGCACCACGTACAAGGGGCTCTGCCCGTTCCACGGCGAGAAGACCCCCAGCTTCGTCGTGACCCCGGCGCGGGACACCTGGCACTGCTTCGGCTGCGGCGAGGGCGGCGACATCTTCAGCTTCGTGATGCGCCGCGATGGGTTGACCTTCCCAGAGGCGCTCAAGAGGCTGGCTGCCAGGGCCGGCATCGAAGTCGACGAGCGGACGAGCCGCGAGGACGCCCGAAAGGCTCGACTGCGCGAGGTGCTCGAGCAGGCCATCGCGTTCTACCACGCCGTCCTGACGCAGTCGAAGACCGGCGCTCCCGCGCTCGAATACCTGCATGGCCGCGGCTTCACCGACGAGACGGTCCAGCGCTTCCAGCTGGGCTGGGCGCCGGACGGCTGGGATCAGATGATCAAGATGCTCCAGGCCCGCCGGAACGTGGCGGTGGCGGAGCTCGCGGAAGTGGGCCTGACGAGCCAGCGCCCCGGCGGGCGAGGCGCCTACGACAAGTTTCGCTCGCGAGTGATCTTCCCCATCCGCGACGCGGCCGGAGCGCCCGTGGGCATCGGCGGGCGCGTGCTGCCGGGGACGGCCGGCACGGCCCCCGGCACCGCCACGGACTCGAACGCGCCCAAGTACCTGAACTCCCCCGCGACGGCGCTCTTCGACAAGAGTCGCACGCTGTACCTGATCGAGCGAGCTCGCAACGAGATGCGCCGTCGGGACGAGGCGGTGATCGTGGAGGGCTACACCGACGCGCTCATGGCCCACCAGGCCGGCTTCGAGAACGTGGTCGCATCGCTGGGCACCGCTCTCACCCCGGCGCAGGTGGCGGTCATCGCCCGTTACGCGCGCGAGATCGTGCTGGCCTACGACGTCGACCCGGCCGGTCAGCATGCCGGCTCGATCGGCGGCGAGGAACTGTACCGGCTGATCGGCTCTCTCGCGGCCGAAGAGACCGGCATCGAGATCACGCGCGTGCGCGTCGCCCGCCTGCCGGCGGGCAAGGATCCGGACGAGGTCATCCGCGACGCGCCCGATCTCTGGCGGGAGGCGGTGCGCACGGCCCAGCCGATCGTGGAGTTTCTGATCGACTACTACGCCACCGCGCACGACGTCCGCACGCCGGAAGGCAAGCGCCACGCGGTCGCGGCGCTGGTGCCGCTGCTGCGCGAGATCCGCGATCCGGTCGTGCGAGACGTCTATCTCCAGACGCTGGCCCGCCGGACGGGGGTCGAAGACCGGGTCCTGCTCGAGGCGATGCGAGCGCCCGCCGCCACCGCTCGCCAGACAGCGGACGGTCGGTCGAGTTCCAACACGCCCGGTCGGTTTACGGCCGACTCGGTGATATCGGCCCCGGACGCCATCGACACCAAGGCGGAGCTGCGGGCCGTATCGCTCGACGAGCGCAAGCTGCTGCGGCTGCTGTTGCTCGTGCCGGAGCAGCAGGAACGGGTCGCCGAGACGCTGGCGGCGCAGAAGGCGCAGCTCCCCAGCACCCCGGCCCGCGAGCTGCTGGCCGCGATGCTGGCCGACCGCGAACGCGACCGGGAGGCCGGCGGTCCCGGCCGCTTCGAGCGCATGCGTTTCCTGGAGTCGCTGCCGACCGAACTGCACAGCCTGGCTGTTGCGGTATACGCCGATCGAGATCCCAACGATCCAACCACGCTTGATGGCGACCACATCCGCAATGGCGTGGATCAGTGCCTTATAGCCCTGGAGGAGGACCGGCTGGAAGAAGAGATCCGGTTCAACGCAGGGGAACTGAACGAGGCCGAGGCGGCTGGCGACCGAGAGGCGGCTGTCAGGCTGCGCGAACTACAACGTGATCTAACACAAGCCCAAGGCTTGCTACACCGACGCCGCGAACTAGTGAGCAATCTCACAACCGCTGGAGGACACCGATGACCGATCCCCTGGACAAGCAGCTCGTGGAGGTGGCTCTCTCCGGCGGCGGCCGCCGCAAGGCGGACCTCGAGGAGGCCAAGCTGGCCGGCGTCCGCCCGCGACGTTCGGTCGATGACGACGAGCCGCTCGACGAGGATGAGCTGCTCGCTGACGACGATGTAGTGCCGCCGGACGCCCTCGATGACGACACGGTCGAGCTGGGCGTGGAGGTCGTCGAGGACGAGGTCGGGGTCGAGCTGCGGATCCCGGGCGAGGTCCCGGCCAAGCTCGACGCCGAGGCGCTCGAGGAGCCGACGCCCGAGGAGCTCGAGGCTCTCAGCGCCGACATGATCGGGATCGACGACCCGGTCCGAATGTACCTGAAGGAGATCGGCAAGGTCGCCCTGCTCACGGCCGAAGAGGAGGTCGTCCTGGCCAAGGCCATCGAGCTCGGCGAGCAGATGGTCGAGGAGCCCTGGAAGGGGATCGTCTCTCTCCACGAGTGGACGCATCACGACACCGAGCACAAGACGCGGACGATCAAGCCGCAATACAGGCTGCCGTTTGCCGCCGAGTCGGCCCGCATGGTTGGCGACGCGGTCCGTTCCGAGGACGCGGCGGACCTGCTCGTCCCCACGCCGGACTTCCATCTCGTCAAGGCGGGCAAGGACGCCGCGAGCGAAGGGACGAAGGATCTCCTCAGGGAGGCGCGGCATCTCGTCACTCACTACAACGACTCGCTCTCCGCGGATGCGTTCCTGGCCCTGCTGGATCGCGCCTATTTCGCCGTGCACAACGGCGACCTGGACTCGCGCGACAACGTTGGCCTGTGGGCCATCTACCAGTGGACGCGCGAGGCCGTCGCGCACCCGGCGCTGCAGCGCTGGATCGAGGGCGGCCACGATGCCGACCTGCTCAAGCGCATGGGCTACGACCCGGAGGTACCGGCCGGCACGAAGCTTGCCCACCGCCGCGGCGAGCTCGTCAGGATCGGCCGCGACGCGCGCGAGCAGCTGACGTCGGCCAACCTGCGGCTGGTCGTGTCGATCGCGAAGAAATACATCGGCCGGGGCATGTCGTTCCTCGATCTGATCCAGGAAGGCAACATCGGCCTCATCCGCGCTGTCGAGAAGTTCGACTACGAGAAGGGCTTCAAGTTCAGCACGTATGCGACGTGGTGGATCCGCCAGGCCATCACTCGCGCTATCGCGGACCAGGCCCGCACGATCCGGATCCCGGTCCACATGGTCGAGACGATCAACCGCCTGATCCGGGTTTCGCGGACGCTGCTGCAAGAGCTGGGCCGCGAGCCGACGGTGGAGGAGATCGCCGAGGCGATGAGCAAGGGCCAGGAAGTGGTGGTCACCCCCGAGAAGGTCCGCGAGATCATCAAGGTTTCCCAGGAGCCGGTCAGCCTCGAGACGCCGATCGGAGAAGAGGAGGATTCGCACCTGGGCGACTTCATTGAGGATCGCGGAGCGCTGGCGCCGGCGGAGGCGGCCTCACATCAGCTGCTCAAGGAGCAGGTCGAGGCGGTGCTGGATTCGCTGACCGGCCGTGAGCGCCGAGTTCTCCAGCTCCGGTTTGGGCTGGAGGATGGCCGGGCCCGAACACTCGAGGAGGTCGGTAAGGAGTTCAACGTCACGCGCGAGCGCATCCGCCAGATCGAGGCCAAGGCCCTGCGCAAGCTGCGCCACCCTTCCCGGAGCCGCAAGCTCAAGGATTACCTGGAGTAGCGCGATACGCGCACACTGGCAGCGAAAGTGGCATCATGTACGGACACCGCCGTACGGACGGTGGCGGACGGCCCCCGGTAGACGCCGAAGGCCGCCCGGTTCGCAGCCTTGCCAGGAGGCACGCGACATGGCCGAGTCTACCAGCCACCAACGCGGACGCCACGGGGACGGCACGATCTACACGACGGCGGACGGCCGGCTCCGCGCCGCCATTACCGTGCCGCACGCCCTCACGGGTGAGCCGGTCCGGCGCTACCTCTCCGCCAAGACCGACGCTGAGATCAAGCGCAAGCTCAAGGACGCCCGGGCGGAGCGCGCAACCGGAGGGCGGACGCCCACCGTGGCGAACTGGGGCGAGCGGTGGCTCGCAATGGTCGCGCACCGCGTTCGTCCGGCCACTCTGACCGCCTACCGGGTCGCGATCCGGCACCACGTCATCCCGGCACTCGGCCGCGCCGAGCTGGGCCGCCTCCGGCCCTCTGACGTCGAGATGATGACGGCTGGCATGATCGACGCCGGCTCGGCCCCATCGACGGCGGCCTTGGTCCGCAGGATCCTCGTGGTCTGCCTCACGGACGCCGCCCGAGACGGTTTGATCGCCCGCAACGTCGCGCAGCTTGCCCGGGCACCGCGAACGGCGGAGCCGTTTCGGCGGGCGCTCACCGGCGACGAGGTGCGGGTATTCCTTGCAGCCGTGGCGGACGATCCGCTCGGGCCGCTCGTCGCCCTCGGGATCGCGACCGGGCTCCGCCGCGGCGAACTGCTGGCACTGCGCTGGACAGACGTTGACGAGACGGCCGGGACGCTCACCGTGGCGCGGGCTTTGGCGCGCTCCGCCGCCGGCGGCTACGCCGTCGCCGAGCCGAAGTCACGCCGGGCGCATCGGATGATCGCCCTCCCGGCGCTCGCCCGGGACGCTCTCCACCGGCAGGCCGCGGCGCAGACCCTCGAGCGCGAGGCCGCGGGGACCGCCTGGCAGGACCGCGATGGGCTCGTCTTCGCGGATCCGATCGGCCGACTCTGGCACCCGGAGACCGTGACGACGGCATGGTCCGCCCTCGTGCGACGGACCGGAATCGGCCGGCTCCGGCTGCACGACCTCCGGCATACGGCCGCGACCCTGAGCCTGAGCGCCGGCGTACCGGTCCGAGACGTGGCCGACATGCTCGGCCACGCGAGCCCATCGATCACCCTGGACGTCTACGGGCACGGCGTTGCCGAAGGCCCGCGCCGCGTCGCTGACGCACTGGACCGGGCGCTCAACGGCGGTGCGTCGTGAGCGGCGGGGAGCAGGACCCGGACGGTCTGAACACCTGGGGCCAGGTTCGGCAAGCCCGGGCGCAGCTCACAGCTGCCGGGTTGTTCGTCAATCACCCGGCAGTGGAGCGGCTGATCGCCGAGCGCGTCGGCGCACTTCCGAAGGACCGGCATCGGCTTGACGACAAGTGCGTCGAATCCTGGGTCGCAGAAACGGAGACGGCGCTACGGGCATGCCTTGCTAGCATCCCGATGGTTGAGGACTGGCCTTGGCTAGTCACGAAGCTTCTCGGTTCCTGCTCCGGCGCTGCCATCCGGGATCTTCACAAGCGGTCAAAGCATCCGGGGGTGCCAAACGCGCTCATGGACGCCGTTGAGGCCGCAGCCCGCCCGATCCTTGAGGATGCTGCCGGCGTCTCGCACCTGACGCGATCCCTGCAAGGCGTGGGTGCCGCACCGTGGTACGAGACCCTCGAGGGCCGCAGTACGGGCGCGGCTCTCGCCGCTCTTGACGCCGCCCACGAACTGGGGCGGTTAGAGATCCTGCGCTACTCCACGCCGCCCACGCCCCGGGTACCCAAGCGCTCCGACGCGGATATCCCGCTGTGGGTCGGCTGGTGGTATCGGCACGACGTGAGCGGAGAGCGTTGGTTGTCGATCGCCCGCGGCGAATACGGCAACGCCCGCGCAGAAACGACTCGACACTATGTCGCCGAGAAAGCACAAGAGATTCGGGGGCTGCTGAGCCGCTAGGCACAGAACGGTACTGACCTTCGGCGCCTCAGTCGGGGAGAAAGACTCCACTCCGTATAAACGCTCCATGAACCACTACACCGGGGCCGATCTCCGAGCGGAGCGGGCTCGCCACGGCGTTCTACAGAGGGAGATCGCGAGTCGACTCGGCTGCACCGTGGGGCGTGTCTCGGCTGTCGAGAACTCAATCCGTGTCACCCCGCGGCTTGCGGCTCGATACCTAGCAGCTTTGTCGGGCAGCGACCCGGCCCTTGAGCGACTCGCCCGTGCCTCTCGTGAACTCCTGGACGCCGCCGAGGGCCTCGGATGACACCCCAGCACGAGGCTGCGATCCAAGCCGCGACTGAGCAGCTCGTGGCCGCGCTCCTGGCCGCCGTTCGGGCTGAGGCAGCGGCCACGGAAGCCGCTCCAGACCGGCTGCTGAGTGTTGGCCAGGCCGCGGCCATGCTCGGGCTCGGCCGCTCGGCGCTGTACGGCCAGCTCGAGGCTGGACGGCTGCGAAGCCTCCGCGTCGGCCGCCGGCGTCTCGTTCCGGCCGGCGCCGTGCGCGACTTCATCGAAGGGGCCGGGCGATGACTGCGCGCCATCGTCAGCCCGGGCCTGCCAGCATCCGTCTGGAGGCGGGAGAATTGGCCGAAGTCTTGGCCGCGCTCGATTGCGCCTACGAATCATCGATCTACTGGTCAGACATCGGACGCATTGACTTCTCCACGATCGGCGAGCCCATCGTGCGCGCCCTCAAGATTCTGCGCCGGCTCCGAGACGAGGCCGCAGCATGACCGCGCAGCCTTTCGACCTTCGCGCTCTCGCTGCGGATCCCGGGGCGGTGCTACACGAGTCCGCGGGCGCGGCCGACGGCGAAGATGCTGACGATGTAGTCGAGCCGCCGATCAACCTCTGGCCGCTGCCGATCACGCTGCCGGGCGATGGCGGCGACGCCGTGCCGGGGCCCGCCGGGCTCGTCCCTCCTGCGGGGAGGCGCAGCCTCCGAACGACCCCCGCCGCACGGATCAAGACGCGGCCGATCAAGTGGCTCTGGGACGAGAGGCTGGGGCTGGGCACCTTCGATCTGCTCGGCGGCCGCGAGGGCATCGGCAAGTCGACGTGGGCTTTCGACCTGGCAGCGAAGATCTCCCGGGGCACGCTCCCCGGCATCTACTTCGGCAAGCCCAAGGGCGTCATCATCTGCGCCTCGGAGGACCCCTGGGAACAGGTGATCGTGCCGCGGCTGATAGCCGCCGGCGCCGATCTCAGCCGGGTCTACCGCGTCGACGTGGTGACCGCTGACAACATCCCCGGCGTCCTGAATCTGCCGGCCGACATCCCGGCGCTGGGTGAGCTGATAGCCGAGCACGATGCCGCCCTCGTCATCCTCGACCCGCTCCTGTCCCGGCTCGATGCCGCGCTGGACACTCATAAGGACGCCGAAGTGCGCCGCGCGCTCGAGCCGCTCGTGGCCCTGGCCGATCGGACGAACAGCGTCGTGCTGGGCCTGATCCACGTCAACAAGGGCATGTCGACGGATCCGCTGTCGATGCTCATGGCGTCGCGCGCGTTTCCGGCCGTGGCGCGGGCGGTCCTATTCATGCTGAAGGACCCGGACGACGACGGCCGGCTGCTGCTGGGCGAGCCGAAGAACAACCTGGGGAGAGTGGACCTGCCCACGCTCAGCCTCACGATCGAGGGCGTGCGCGTGGGCGAGCTCGACGGAGATGTGATCTGGGCGACCCGGATCCGCTGGGGCGCCGACATCGACCGCGGCATCCGCGATCTGGTCCAGTCTGCCAGCGAGGGCCCGGAGGACCGCACCGCGACCGGCGAGGCTGCGGGCTGGATGACGGACTACCTGGAGAGCGTCGGGGGCTACGCCAACTCTGTCGACGTGAAGCGCGAGGGCGTGAAGGCAGGACACGCCCTGCGAGCGCTGGAGCGGGCCCGGTCGAAGGCGTGCATCGCCAGCGTCTCGCACGGCTTTCCTCGGCAGGCTCTCTGGTGTCTTCCGGGTCGTTATCCTGGGGAGAGTGGTCTTACTGGCGGTAGTGGCGGTAGTGGCGGGACTGTAGCCCCTGTGCCGTCAGTGTCGCCAGTCACGCCAGTAGTGTCATCCCCCGCGCGCGCACGCGAGACAGAGCGACTCCATCTTCGCGTGCCTTTCCCGGAGCCCGCGGCCAGCAAGCCCGAGGAGACGCCGCCATGGATATGACTCTGGCCGTGTCTCGGGACGACGCAATGAGCCGGTCGCTGCCCATGCTCGGGCGGGTTTTCGCCATTTCCCGCCCGAGCGCCCCACATACAACCGCAGGCTACGGGCCCGCGCCGGCGCTTCCGGCAATCTCACGTTCGCCCTCGATGGGCGGCACGTCAGAGTCGGCGGGCTTGCCCGGCCGAGCAGGACGCGACCGCGAGAGCAGCGAACCAACGAAACCGATAGGAGATAGGTATGACTACTCCCCCCGCCGAGTCCGTCACCGGCAACCCCAGCCCATTGGGTGACGCGATCCTGGCGACCGCCGACGCTCTGGTTCGCCTGAAGAGCGCGCCGACCGGCGACCACCGGAAGTCGATCGCCACAGTCCAGAGCGTGCGCTCGACCCTGATCCAAACGGCCGTCCTCCGCGATGACCGCGCGGCGATGGACGTCGTGCCTGAGGCCGAGCTCGCCCCGTACATCCAAGCCGCGAACGAGCCCCTGCCGGCTCGTGGGGACATGGTGAAGTCCGGCCGAAAGACGAGCCTTCGGCACATTGGGCTGGCCAAGGCTGCCGCTGACGAACGGGACCCGGGCGAACGGCAGCGGTTAGGCACAGCAAGCGCTGCCGCCTTCATCCGGGCCAATCGCGGCCCGCGATGACCATCAATCGAACCGCTCACGGTTGTTTCGGGCCACGGGTTACCGAAACGCCGTCGGACGGCCGGGCGGGTGACTCCACCGCCGAGCGGACTCTGCCGGTGCCGCCCGCCGGCACTAACCCCATACGGAGGCTGACATGACCACAACCACGGAAACGCCCCGAGAGCTCGCCGAGCGTGAGGCGGAAGCGGCGAAGCAAAAATTCAATGATTGGGCTCAGCGCGGCGCACAGATCCGCGGCCATGCCGACACCCTGAGCGGCGAGCTCGGCAGGGTCAAAGAGGAGCTGCGTAACGCGCGACTCGCTGCCGTCAGCGGCGGCGGTAACGACTGCCAGGTAGCGGCGCTTGCTGATCGCGAGCGCGCGATCACGGCCGCGGTCGCGGAGACGAGCGAACGCCTTGCGGCCGTCGCGGATCAGATACAGCTCGCCCGAGACGTTTGGGCGGCCGCACAAGAGCGGCTCGACCCGATCGTACGGGCCGAGGAGCGTACGAGGGTGGTCGGCCTGGCCAATCTTGCGGACCGTCGGATCGAAGCGGCTCTCAACCAACTCCACCAAGCGCTTGCCGACCGTTATCAGTTCGAGGGCGTGACTTCCTTCAGCTGGAACGGAATACACCTCAACCAGGTCCGCCATCCGTACCACCTCGAGTTCTAGGAGACAGACAACATGGCAATCACGTTGAACGTATCGGTCGGCACGACCGACACCGTCTTGGTGCTGAGTGCTGCCCCGAACAGTCCCGCCCTCAAAATCGACTCCGAGGAATTCGGCGTTGTGTCCGCGACCTCGCCGGTTGTCGGGCGCGCGGACATGGGCCGCGGCATGGGTTACCCGGCCGCCGGTGTGACCGTTCAGGTGCAGCGCGCCTGGAACGGCACCGACCGGGCGCCCCATACCTCTGGCGCTACGGTGACGCCGATCTGGGAGGCCATGACGGCTACACCCGGCACGCTGGTCTAGCCATCGTCGGGCGGGCCTGGCAGCCTCCCCGGTCCGCCCGCCCCATTTGAACGGGCACGAGATGAACGAGTACGCACACAAGCGAGCGCTCGAGCCGCTCCGGCCGGCTGGCCGGGCTGGGGCAAGGGGTGGCGGGGGGCTGCGCTGTCTTTTCAGGAAGTCGTATACCGTCACGCCCCTTTTCCGGGAGAAACATTTCGATGACTGAGTGCCGCGCTTGCCATTCGCCTCTGCCTTCCCAGGTTGGCCGGGGCAGGCCGCGCGCCTTCTGCCTGGCATGCTCGCCGCGCGATCCGGTCGCAGCGACGCGCGCATGGCGCGCCCGGAACCGCGACGCGATCAACAGCAAGCGCCGCACCGACTACGCCGCCGGCAAGAACGGGGGCGGGTCGAAGAATGCCTTTTCGGGATCGTCGGATACCGTAACGCCCAGGGCGCATGCGCGTCCCCAATGCGCGGCCGGGAAAAGGCCGGCGGCTCCGCAGGCTGGAGGCTAGACCGTGCCTCCGCGTAAACCGACCGCCCTCAAAGTCCTGAACGGTTCGGCCGCCCATCATCCGGAGCGCCGTAACCGAGCCGAGCCCGAGCCGCCGCTGGTCGAAGTCGGAGCACAGCCGCCCGCCTGGCTGACGGATAAACGAGCCCGGGCCTACTGGCCCGACGCCGTCGCGCTGCTGACAGCGCAGCGCATTCTCGCGGTCACCGACACGACCGCATTGGGGCTGCTCTGCGTCGCCCTGGCCGACTACGTCGAGGCCGCTGCGATCGTGGCCAAGAAGGGCTTGACCTACGCGACGAAGACCGCGACGGGCTCCGAGATGGTGCGCGCCAATCCGGCCGTTGCGATTCGCGACGATGCCTGGCGCCGCCTCCGGGCGATCCTCGCCGACTTCGGGGCGACGCCCGCCAGCCGGCCGCGCGTCGCGGCGCTGCCACTCCCGGCCGATGAGAGGGAGAGCGAAATGGCCCGGCTGCTGACGCCGAGGTACCGGAATGGCTGAGCTGTGCCGCCACTGCGGCGGGCCGATCCTCCGCGTCGTGGGCAGCCGGCCGCGGACCTACTGCACGCCGCGATGCCGCACGCAATATCGACTCGCGCAGCGGCGAGCGGTCAGTGCAGCGGCGGGGGCGTTCCTGGATGCGGTCACCGAGGGCAACGGCGGCCCCGACTTCCCTCACCACCGCTCGCGGGCCGAGCAAGCGGCGTATGAGGCCCGCGTCGCCGAGGCGAAGCGCAACCTCGAGGCGGTAAACCCCGCGGCTTGGCGTCTCTTCGGGCACGGGCAGCCATGACGCCGAACTTCGCGCGGATCCTGCCCGCCCCGGGCTGCGACGTGTCGGCGCTCGTTAAGTTGAGCCCCACGGATCCGCGCGCATCTTCCCTATCGCCTAGCAAGGAGCCACGCCCATGACACCGTTCGAGTTGGTCCAGTGGAGCATCGCTCTGGCCATCGGCATCGTGCTGATGGGCCTGGGGCTGGCGTTGTCTCTGGCGCTGGTGTTTGCGGCGCTGCACGCCGACAGGCGGCCGCGGCCATGAATGTGGCCAACGCTGCTAGCGGCGAGGCGGTGACGGTCGGCGGGCTGCCGCTCACTGACTATCTCGCCGCCCTGGCGGGCGAGGCGGCTGCTGGCGGCTTTCGCGCCGGCCTGGCCACCGGGATCCTGATCGGGACGGCGCTCTTCGTCGACAGTGCCGGCCCAATGGATGCCGCTGGCCTTGACCTTGCGGTCACCAAGGCGCAGCAGCTCGCTGCGCAGCTCTTGAGAGGGAAGACGGACTAACCACGCCGGCCAAGGGCCGGCTCCCGAACCTGCCTCGGTCTGAGTGCGAGTGGTGACCGATGGCAGCCCCCCTACTCGCAGGGAGCACACATGACCATCGGCGAGTTGCTCGTCAAGCTGGGCCTGGAAGGCTCCGGTTACTCCAAGGGCCTGTCTGAGGCCGAGTCGAAGACCCGCAGTTCGACCGGCAAGATGGGCAAGTCCTTCGACGAGGCCAGCGGCCATGTGTCGAAGTTCGGCGGCATCATGTCGGGCATCGCGGTGGGCGCCGGCATCGCCGCATTCAACGCCATAGAGGGGGCCGCAGGCAAGCTCATTGGCGTCCTGGAGGACAGCGAGAAGGCCTATCAGGACGCGCAGGTCTCCACCGCTCAGTTGGGCACGGCGCTGAAGAACAACGTGCCGGCTGCGCAGGACAACATCGATGCCATCAACGCCCAGATCAGCGCAAACCTGAAGTACGGCTTCAGCGCCGACGACCAGCGCTCGTCTATGGCCCTGCTCGTGGGCGTCACGCACAACGTTTCCCAGGCGCAGAAGGACCAGGCCGAGGCGATGGACCTGGCACGCCTGAAGGGCATTGATCTCGGCTCGGCCACCACGATCGTCATGAAGGCCCAGGAGGGGAACACTGGCGCACTGAAGAAGCTCGGCATCGTGGTCGCGCCCGTGACGACCGCGATGGACAAGCTGACCGCCTCGCACAAGCACGCTACTCCCGAACAGATCAAGGCAGCCAAAGCAGCGGACCTACAAGCTACCGCGACCGCCGCGCTCGGCGTCATCCAGCAAGCTGCGGGGGGCCAAGCTAAGGCCTACGCCGATACCAGCGCCGGCAAGCTCGCTGCGGCGCACGCGAAGGTCACCGAGGCGATGGTCAAGCTCGGGGCCATCACGGACAAGATCGTACAGGCGGTGCTCCCCGGGACTCGCCGATGCCTTCGACAACATCATGGATGCAGTGGGGCCGGTCCTCACTCAGCTGGGCGATGACATGCCGGCGATCATTGCGACCCTGCAGGGCTGGATCAACGGCCTAGTCGATACCTTCGGACCGCTCATCTCCGACATGGCCGACGCCCTCCCGGGCGCGATTACGACCGTCGAGGGCTTCATCAGCGGCCTGCTCCCGAGCTTTGGATCGGGCGGGGCGGGCGGTGCGGCCACGGGCCTCGGCAAGGACATCTCGAACCTCGAAAAGACCTTCTCCACCGTCTTCGCCGATATCCAGGTGATCGTCAAGGGCGCGCTCGGGATGCTCGAGAACTTCTGGAAGACCTTCGGCGGCGACATCATCGGCTATCTCAAGATCATGGTCGGGATGTGGGAGGGCATCTTCAACGGCGTCATGGAGGTCATACAGGGCATCTTCGACGTGTTCGCCGGACTGTTCAGCGGCGATTGGAGCAAGGTCTGGACGGGCGTCCAGGAGATGTTTAGCGGCGTCATGGACGCCATCGGTTCTATCTTCCAAGCCCTTCTCAACCTGATCCCGATCCTGCTCGACGCTGCCGGCAAGGTGATCGGCGGCATCTGGGGCAACATCTGGCACGGCCTGGAGACTGCCGCTCAGAGCATCGGGAACGATATCTCCGGCGCTGTGCAGCAGTACATCGTCAAGCCGATCACCGACGGCTTCAACTCGCTCGTGTCATTCATCGCCGGGGTGCCCGGGGATATCACGAACGCCGCGGCGGGGATGTGGGATGGCATCTGGCAAGCATTCCGCTCGGCTATCAACATGCTGATCGACGCCTGGAACAGCCTCAAGTTCACCTTGCCCAGCATTCCTAATCCACTCGGTGGCACGCTGTTTGGAGGCGAGACCATCGGCGTGCCGCATATCCAGCGTCTCCACTCCGGCGGCATCGTGCCGGGCATGCCCGGCTCCAATGTGCTGGCGTTGCTCGAGGGCGGCGAACGGGTAGTGCCGCGTTCACAGGCAGGCGCAGCGCACGGGGGCAACACCTACGTGCACAACTGGTACATCACCAACCCGGTACCCGAGCCGCCCTCGGTCTCAATGGCTCACGCCAACCTGATGCTGGCGTATAGCGGACGGAGCGGCAACTGATGGCACGTCTCAACCAATGGGCGTTCCGGGGGAACATCCTTAACGGCCCGAACGTGCGTATCGGGAAGGTCGCGGGGGCGTTCGCTCTTCCGCCGCTCCGTGGCTCGAACTGGATTGCGCAGAACGCCACGGGCGAGCAGTTCGTGTCGAAGCTCCACGGCGGGCGGCTACGTGGGAGGCTAAGCGATGGGCGCTGAGGGCGCAAAGGCCGCGGTCTGGGTCACGCTCCGGTTCCTCTATGGCCTCAAGCACGACGATGACGCGAGCATGAACCACGCGGCGCGGGGCTCGGCGGCAAGGTGGAGGAGACGCCTTCGCGTGTCCCAGGCGGACTGCGCCCGGATCGGGCTTCTCACCTACGTCTACGAGCTCTCGGACGGGTCCTACGCGGTCAGGGCTATGCGCAGACGACGCAGCACGCAGATGAGCCGGGTCCTGGCCCGGCTCCACGTCGATCGAGTCTTCATCTTCCGCGTGTGGGAGGTCGCCGGAAGCTGGCACCTGGACGAGTTCGACCCGGCCGCGGGCCTCACCATCGTGGAGAGCTATATGCTGCCCGAGAGCCTGCCCGAGTACCTGCCTGACAGTGGCTGACCCGCCTTGCGGATCCTGTGCCTTCGAGCCCGACTGCCCGGCCAGGATCGCCCTGGAGGCCCGCGGCCGGGTCGCGGAGCCGCTCACAGCCGCTAGGAACGGCGATCTGCGGTGTTCGGCCTATCGGTACCATCGCTGGCCGCGTGGCCACGCCCGTAGCCTCACTTCCTGGCAGGCGGCCCGCACGCGGGAGGGTCGCGGTCTCTTCGGACGGCCGGAGGCGGGGCAGCCGACTGATTGACAGGGCCTACGGGGGGCGCGCAGCCGGCCGGAGTGGGCTATGCGCCACTCCGGGGCCTTCCGTCGCAGCTGCCCGCCTTTGCGCCCGCCAGCGGGGCATAGGGAAAGGCCCGGTCGCGTCCGGCCGGGCCTCTGTGGTATTCCGCGCGGAATGCGTTATGGCTAGCGGCCCAAGAGCGGAGCGAGACCGCGAGCGCGAGCGTCCGCCATTAGAGCCACAACGCGAGGGTCAACTTGCGGGCGGGGATGTCGAGTTCGGGGCGGGCGAGTCTCCGGACGAACGGGCGGGATCGGCGGCAGCGGCAGGATGGCCCGCGGCTGGCGACCGTGAACGGTCCGGGCAGCGACGTAGGCGTCGAGCGAGGCGACAGGGATGCGGACCAGGCGTCCCAGGCGCGCGCAATCCAGTTCCCCGGTGCGGCACAGTCGCCGGATGAAGTCCTCCGAGACGGAGAGCCGGTGGGCGGCATCGGCCGGCGAGAGGTGCGTCGCTCGGTCCTCATCCTTGACTTGCTTCATGGTCGACTCCGGTTCAGGTCGCCCGTCTGGCGCCCGCCGGAGCCGTCGCGAGGGCGGCTCCCGTAGGGGTCAGGTAAGTCCGGCGTCGCGGAGCACTTTGTCCCGCCGATCCTGTTCGGCCTGCCAATGTTCCCGAGCCATCCGGGCGGCGACGGGTTCGGCGGCCGTGCCGAGTTTCTTTTCGAGTTTGCTGATCCGGTTTATGTTGCGGAGCGCCCGCCTCTCGGCCGCCACCACGGCGGCCTCGTGACGGGTATATGCCTGCAGTGTCTCGCCGGCGGCTTTCATAGTCCTGAGGTCCGGGGTGATCTCATTCCGCACTGTCTTGATTAGGTACTCGGCCGCTTCGATGGCGGCGAGCTCCGTGGGCGGTGTCTTGTCTGTCATGGCTTGCTTCTCCTGATCGGGTGACCCCTACGGGGTCAGACTTTCCGCGCGAAATGTTCAGACGGGCCGGTTGCCGTCCTTCAGGGCTGAGGACGTCGCCACTCTGGCGCACGTGCGGCACGCGTCGACCGTCGGCCGATCCTCCGTGACAACGTAATCGCGAGACTGCTCGCCATCGCCGAAAAGGCTGAAACTTCGCAAGCTGAGCCGGGCCCCGCAGAGGGCGCGACCGTTGATCTCGTGCGTTCGATGGTCGTGAGTCTCTAGGTCGCCGGAGAAGATGTGCCAGCAACCATCCCACTCGGGTACGAGCTGCGGGCCGAGCCGCCGGACCGCAGCTCGAGGTAGCAGCCGGCATCGGAGCCACGTGCCGGCGCTGGGCGGATCGAAGGGGACCGGCTCGGGCTCGGCC